ATGACCGAATACTTAGACTTCTCTCGCATAGGCGGACTTTACCGCGATGACCACCGCCGAATCGCACAGGTAATCCAAGATGTTTTTCCAAATGTGCATCTAGTTCGTATGGATTCAAATCTGGATGGCTTCAACCCAGAGCGCCCGTATGGACTTTATGACAGACCAGAGCGCTTAGATCTACCCCACTATCTAATCCGCACAGTTGCTGAGTCAGAGATTGATCACCGCTTAGTAGCAGAGCTACTTCGAAATAACATGCATGACCCAAACTCTGAAGTTAGTAAGATACAATTACTTGAGATGTCTTATGCGCTAACTGAGGCGAAGCGTGAAGAAGAAGTCCTAGCGGAAAAGAAAGACATGATGAAAAGCGCTATGGCTTCTAAGAAGCACACATGGACCCATAACGGGCAGACGCTAAGGAAGTAAGATGCCAGCAGAAGAATTCACTCATACTGGAACAGATGTTGCAGACCGCATTCGTGCACAGTTTGGTGATACTTCTGGAGCACAAGTAGCAGATGCTGCAATCATCCGCTGGATCAATGATGGTCAGCGAGAGATAGTAAATAGCAATCCGATTCTTAGGGCAACAAAGACTACTGATTACATTGCTGGTCAGCAGGACTACTCATTCCCAACCGACAAAGTTCTAGTTATTGAGGCTATCTACATCAATGGCTACCCAATCACTGCTATTAGCCCCCAAGAGGCGCGCGAATACATCAAGACAAAAGACCCACTCAACATTGTCAATTCTCCTACTCCAGATGTTTGGTGGGAGCGTGCCGGAATCATTAGCTTCTATCCGGTAGCAGATACTACTGTCGCCAATGGTTTGAAGCTTGAATATATCAAGGTTCCAACTTCGATTACTGCTTTTGCAGATATTTTGTCTATCCCTGATCGCTACTTCAATGAGCTAGTGAACTATGTCACAGCTCAGGCGCTAGAACTAGATGAAAATTACTCAGCTGCAGCTGTAAAGACTCGTCAATTCCGCGATGGTCTTGACCGATTGAGCCAGAAAGATGCTATCTCTAACTCTGACTCATACATGAGCATCATGCCTGATCCACAGGACTTCTAATGTCTGATGTTATTCGACAGCGGAGTGTATCTCTCAAGCAATTTAGCGGTGGTTTGAACAACTACTGGGATCAGTCATCAATTCAGGATAATGAACTAGCAAGCCTTATCAATATGGAGCTGACTACAACTGGCGCGCTTACTTCTCGCCCACCGATCTGGGTTGAAAAGAACGGAAGCACGCCAATAGTTACTCCTGTAGCTGGGCAATCTATGGATATCCTTGGAACCTATACAACTGCTGCCGGAGATCGCTATTTAGTTATAGTTACTACTGCAAAAACTTGGATTTACAACCTATCGACCAAGGCTTTTACTCAAGTTGCTACATTTCGTGCATCAGACTGCACGCAATATGACAACAAACTTGTTCTTTGCTGCACAACTCAGCGCGGAGGCTACTGGGAAGCTGGAGTTTGGACTGCTTCAACTACTATGCCATTTCTCGGTGGCATTGAGCTTTTCCAGAACCGCTTGTTTGGCTATGGCGTGCAGGGAACTGGCACAGCAAATACACTTTATTGGTCTGACATCACAACCTTTGGTCCATCCGGTCAGCTAACTTCAATCTGGAGTTGGACTGATAGCACTGGAAACTACTTCTATGTAGAAATTGGCACTGGTGATGGTCAATGGATCACCGCAATGGAGCAGGGCTATAACGATATTGTCTTGTTCCGCAACAAATCTACCTACCGATACTCCTATGGCGATGATCCCGCATTTGGAACAATGCAGGCAATGCAGCAGGACATTGGAGCTGAGAGTAAACACTCAGTAGTAAAGTTTGAAAATGCTCATTTTGTCTTTACTGGCGGCATTCTCTATAAGTATCAGAACTGGCTCTATTACCCACTAAATGCTCAGCGCGTAAAGATGGAAACCTACGGCTCATTTACTAGCCGATTCCAGCATGCAGTGAGTGTTATTGGGCGCAGGTGCTTTGTTTGGCACAATGGTGCTACCTACTCTTACAACCTTGATACTGAAACTTGGTC